ATGGTGTTTTAGTGAATTCATCATTGTATTGTTTGGCTATCTCTGCATTAAATACTTGAATATCAAAGTTCATTTTATGTTGCCATACCTGAAGTATTGCTGTATTTCTAAAATTATATCGTTCTGGGCTAATTTTACTTAGGAATAGTGTGTATTCTTTGTATCTGTCTGATAGTCTATTTAATGCTTTATAAGGGGTTGATACTCCTTTCTTTTTCCATACAACATCTTGGTGATATAAGCGATTTCTAAAAGCTAAAATATCTCTTAATTTGTAGAAAATAGCATTATTTGGCAATATGCCATTAAATATTTTTTTATGAAATATATTACTCCAGTAAATGTAGTTTGGGTTGATGTTTTTGTCTGGGTTAAGTAGATGAACCCAGAAGCCAAAAGTAACAGAAGATACAATGTCATTTTCATCAATTCCTTTGTTTTGTAGCTCTTGTAGGGCGATAGTGCTATTTGTTTTGTTGTTTTTTTTAAATATTTTTATTTTTCTGCCTGGATCAATAAAATCTAAAATTGTTGTTTCTAATTGTTTTTTGCTCTTGCTAGGTAGCTCGCTTTGAGAAGAGAATGCAAGGCGGCAGAAGTAAGCAAGTAAACCTTGATTGGCGGCTGAATTTTTTATGGCTAAGCTCATTTCATTGCGAACGCATATTTCAATTTCCTGAATTAAGGAGTAAAAAATACAAGATCTGTGCTGTAGAGCTGTATAAACACAAACTGCAATTTGACTTAATTCAGGTGGTGAAAAGGTATGGTTATCAATCATTTTTTCACAGAGCTTTTCGTATGGCTTTAGCCTTGCCGCTGATATAGTACGTATATGTTGCTGTAAAATCATATTGTATCCAGTGCTTGACAATTGTCTGCTGTATTGTTATTATCCGCCCCGATGGCTACGTCCCGATGCCCCATTGGTAATACTTTGGGTGTCATTTGTTAAAATGCGAGCACCTTTGGTGCATATCAAAGGCAGGGTTTTTACCTTGCCTTTGTTATTTCCGCCCTTAGCCAATTTTGGAAAGTTTGCATTGTCCATCTAGGTGAATCGCCTAGGTATAAATCAGGTTTTGGGAATATAGCCTGTTGAGCTTCGCTATTTAAATTGCCTAACAACATTTTTCCTATACTTTCCTCAAATGTTGGTGGTACGGCATAATTTGGATCTCCATTCCTTACCCATTGATGAAACACTTTCGATGACACCCCAATTCTTTCAGAGATGACGTTTGCGGTTAATAATGGCGAATTCCCCAGTGAAATATCTTGCACCAATTGTTCAATATCAATACCTTTTTGTTCCTGTAATAACATATTTCTTGCTGCTTCTAAGGCTGATATTTCTTTTTTTTCGTGTCCGCTTGTCCGAACTTCAGTTGGCAAAGTTATCTTTCTCATACTTTCCTCTTTTTATAATTGTCACCCAATAAAATTGAGTTACTGTCTATTGATCGCATGACTTGGTTATTTTCAGAGTGATACAACTTCAATATGGATCGTCTTTATAAATCTGCCGATAAATTTTGCAGTCTGACAAATATCCTCTGATATATCTTGTGGATCGTAGTCTTTATTGTCAGAGTGCAGTCTATATCCGCCTCCGATCATCTTCTGAATTCTCTTAATGAATAACGCACCGTCAATAGCAAAAGCATAGATGCCGTCACCGCTATAAGCATTTACTTTAGTGTCAAGGAATACGATGTCGCCTTTTCTTATGGTTGGCTCCATACTGTCGGTTGGTACATTCACAAGACAAATACCATCTGATGATTTTTTACCGACTAGCTGTGCCATTCCCTCATCTGTTAAATATAGACTTGAGATAATTTCTGGATAGTCTGAATTCTCAAAGCCTGTTAATCCTGCTGCCGCTCTTACATCATAGTAATCAATGCGGTGTTTATGTAATAAATCACACTCGTTACTAAATAGATCAGATGTTAAGTCATTATTTTGATTAACACTTGCTTGGCTTTCATCGCCTCCAAGTATCCACTCTATTGAATATCCATATTTCTGATAAATCGCTTTCGCTGAAGCTATACTGATCTTTCCCTTTTTATACCAGTTATTTACCGCTTGAGCGCTCACACCTGCCACTTCTCCTAACTTAGCCTTGTTAATTTTTTGCTCGGTGATGATTTGATCCAATCGCTCTCTGATGATTTCTAAGTTGCTCATACAAAGCCTCCTGATTAGTTGCTCATATAATAAACTTAAAATTTAAAAAATAAATAAAGCAAATGTTTACTTTTGTCAACCTTTGATTTATAATTAGTTTAAATTTAGATAAACAAGGGGTTTACCAATGACAAAAACTGAAACGCCAATCCAAAAGGCGATTAAGGCTGCCGGAGGTCAATCAAAATTGGCAAAGGCGGTAGGGCAGACAGCTCAATTCATTTACCGAATTAAAAACTCAAATGGATCACTTCCAACAAGAAAAGTGTCTGCTGATGAATGGGCTAAAGCGACAAATTTAAGCAAGAAAGAATTATTCCCTGAATTTCAGGATTAATAGGCAATAAAAAACCTCTGCGGTAACAGAGGTTAGTAATCAATCAATACGTATAGAGGTATTAAAAGATGGAACTATTATCACCGATGATGAGAAAAAATTCAAGTGTTTTAACAATGAGCAGTAGAGAGATTGCCGATTTAGTCGAGTCTCGTCACGATTCAGTTAAAAGAACCATTGAGCGCTTACAGGACAAGGGATTAATTCAACTTACACCAATGGTGGAAGTTAAAAATCATCTAGGGCAAATCGTTACAGAGTACCAATTAATTAAACGTGATACTTACGTTGTGGTGGCTCAATTATCACCAGAATTCACAGCTCGATTAGTTGATCGTTGGCAAGAGTTAGAAAATCAACAATTACCGCAAATCCCTCAAACATTATCAGAGGCTTTGAGATTGGCAGCAGACCAAGCGGAGCAAATCGAAAGACAAAATCTACTACTAGAGCAACAACGCCCTAAAGTGGAATTTGTTCAGCGCTATGTAGAAGTTGGAACAACTAAATCACTTCGTGAAACAGCGAAAATCCTAAGAGTTCCAGAAAGAGCAATGATTGATTGTTTAGTAGATGACGGACTTTTGTTTAGACAATCTGGCAACTTGTTACCTTACCAAAAATACCACGCTAAAGGCTTGTTTGATGTGAAAACTGGTACAACCGAACACGGTCACAATTACACTCAAACACGGGTTACAAGCAAAGGAATTGAATATATCGCATCTCGTTATGCTTCGGAGTTGATGTAATGTTAGATCAAGATGTAAGAGGGTTTATTTTCCCTAACTCAATCATTGATGAGTTACTTCCAGAGTTGTCACATTCAGAATTGAAATGTTACTTGTGCGTATTACGCAAAACTAAAGGCTGGAACAAAGAAGAGGATGCTATCTCTGTAAGTCAGTTTATGAAAGTTACAGGGTTAAGTAACAAGGCTGTAATTTCAGCTTGTGAGAGTCTTGTAGAGCGTGAAATTTTAGAGCGTAAATCAGGCGATAGAAATACTGGAATTTACTCAATCAAAACATACAAAACAGCGACTAGTGAAAAAAGTTCACTAGTGAAAAATTTTCCAGCGACTAGTGAAAAAAGTTCACCAGTCACTAGTGAAAAAAGTTCACACACAATAAACAATATTAAAAACAATATACAAAATACAAATAAAAAAAATACCAAAAAAAGCGTTTTGGAATTGCTCGCTGATTTTGGAATCACTGGGCAACTTGCTGATGACTTCATGATCCATCGCAAGGCCTGTAAAGCACCAATCACAGAAACTGCATTGAAAGGCTTTCAGCGTGAGGCGGACAAAGCTGGAATACCTCTTGCCGAGGCAATCACAATATCCATCGAGCGTAATTGGCGTGGATTTAAATCCGAATGGGATTGGCGAGGTGGTGGAGTCATCCATCGACAACCGCAAAAAATGACATTTACCGAAAAGAATGCGCAGCCGTGGAATCGTGAAGAAGATTGGGAAGGAGTTTTCTAATGAGCCAAGTAACAACACTAAACCAAACTACAACAAAACAAGCTCCAGTTATCGCAGAGAAGTTAATTGACAGAGTTTTCGAGCAACTGATCGCATCTTGCCCAACGCTCTTAACGGTTCAACCTGAACAATTAAAAATTCTTAAACAACAATGGATTTTAGGCTTTGCCGAGAATGGTATTAAAACGTTTGAACAGGTTAAGCGTGGAATGGCTGCTGCAAGAGCTAAAACAAACGGATATTTGCCAAGTGTAGGCGAGTTTATTTCTTGGTGTAACAGTTACGACAATCACGAATTAGGACTACCAACACAAGATGAATTAGAGGCTAGACTTCAAAAATATTTCGGTTATGCGAAAGAACCACACAATTTCAAATTTCGTTCAAGAGCTGAGTATTACTTGTTAAAAACAATCTATGACGGTTACGGCAAGAAAAAATGGGAAGATTGCCAAAGAGCCATGCCGAAAATCCTTGCCGAAGTGGTTGAAAAGGCTCGCACTGGCTTTGAATTCCCACAAATTCCAGAGTTACTAGAGCAAAAGCCAAAAGTTATTCCGCCAGAAGTATCAAAAAACGGTTTAGCGAAAATCAAAGAGATTATGGGGATTGTGTAGATGGGCAAGAAACAATTCTTTTTACGCTCAAACCAAGTGCAGTTGAATTGCATTGAATTTATCAAAGAACTGCCAACGGACGACAAAAGACCGTTGGTTGTAAAAATCCAACCAATGACACGCTCACTCGAACAAAATTCAAAACTGCACGCACTACTAAGTGATATTAGCAAACAGTGCGAATTTAACGGCGAAAAGCGAGACATCGACACTTGGAAAATGATTATGGTATCAGCTCACAAAATCGCAACAGGCGGCAAAGCTGAAATGGTAATCGGGCTTGAGGGCGAAGTTATTAATCTACGAGAAAGCACCGCACAAATGAGCGTACAACGATTGGCAAGCCTAATAGAGTATGTTCAATCGTGGGCGGTAGAAAACGATGTAATTATCAGTGACGGCTGGAGGTACTAAATGAGAGAAGAAATAGCTCTAGCGGTAGTTCTCTTTGTGGTGGTGTTTGTGATTATTTTGTTTATTGAGGGGTCAGATGATGAATGAGAAAGAATTGAAGATTTTGATTATAGCTTATGCCTGTGTAGTTATATGGACAATCTTAATCACTGGCAAATGGTGGTGATATGAATAAAAAACCTAAGGAAACAAAATGCAAAGTTTGCGGTTGTTACTTTGTCAAAACTATCAGCTCAATGCAAAAGGTATGCTCGCCTAAATGTGCGATTATCCTTTCAAAAGAGCAGGCAAGAAAGAAAAAAGAGAAAGAGGAAAAGGCTCAACTAAAAGAACGGAAGAAAAAACTACTAGAAAGCGACAGATGTCATTGGTTGAAATCTCTTCAAAAAGAAGTAAATAAATTCATCCGATTAAGAGATAAAGGTCAGCCTTGTATCGCTTGCGGTGCAGTATGGAAACCTAGTTTTCAAGCCTCACACTTTATTCCACAAGGTAGAAGTTCATTCCTAAGATTTGACGAGAGAAACATTCATTCTGGCTGTATTAGATGCAATCTCTTTGTAGGTGGCGGAAATATACACGGATATAGACCAAGACTGGTTGAGAAGATTGGTGAACAAGAAGTTCAGTGGTTAGAAGAAAATCAACACAGAATTAAAAAATGGGAAATATCCGAGCTTAAAGAATTAATCAAGGTTTATAGAGCAAAAATCAAAGAGTTAGACGGGAGTCAAGAATGAGTTATAGCGTTGAGCGTATCTTAGAAAAATGGGGTAACTGCTGGGGTCGTGACAGAATTGGAACAGAATATCCAAGCACTACAATTTCAATCCCTGTACTGCCGACAGCAAGAAAGGCTTACGTCAAGTTCTTGACAGATGATGAGTGTTTAAAGATTGAAAAGCAAATAATGAACCTACATGATGATGATTTATTGCAATATCAAATTCTAATGGCTCTATACATTCAACAGGCAAGCGAGAGAGAGATTTGTAATGCCCTTGATATCTCACCAGCTAAAATGTACCGAGAACGTGCGCAAGGCATTAGATTTTTAAAAGGCGCTTTTGTTGCAGCTCAAATTAAATTTATGTTTTTAGGATAGTGTATTGACATAGTGGAGGGGTGACTGTATTATCGTTGGCAAGGTCTCAAAAGCCTTTTACACAACGGATTATTCACCCCGTCAGCGTGATTTTTTTATGCGTAAAATTTGCCTTGTTTGTTTTATTGGCATTAAGACTTACAGCGCATAAAAACAAAATTATTAATCAATGACCGACGGTGCGAGGAATACAATACCGAAAGGGAATAACTCCGCCAGATTGTGTACTGGTTTTGAGCCGTTGGTCGCCCAATCTTGGGTAAAATTATCAATCCCTCAAAAGGAAATACACTATGACAACTCAAACTCAACAACTCTCAACATTCAATTTTGAATCAAATTCAATCCGCACTTTAGCTATTAATAATGAGCCTTGGTTCGTTGCTGTTGATATTTGTAGGGCGCTTAATTTAAGCAGCCCATCAATGGCTATTGCCAATTTAGATGATGATGAAAAATATACCCTAAGTTTAACTGAGGGTATCGAGGGAGTAGGTAAACAAGTTCAAGAATTGAATTTAGTTTCCGAGAGCGGAATGTACACTTTGATCTTACGTTGCCGTGACGCAGTGAAAAAAGGATCTGTTCCACACCGTTTTAGAAAATGGGTTACCTCCGAAGTATTACCGCAAATTCGAAAAACTGGCTCTTACAGTAAAACCACAGTAGACCAACGAACAGGATTACGAAACGCAGTAAACATGTTGGTAAGCAAGAAAGGGTTAATTTATTCCGATGCCTATCATTTAATCCATCATCGCTTTAATGTGGAATCAATCGAAGATTTGACATTAGAACAATTACCTCAAGCGGTAGAGTATATTCATAAAATCGTGCTAGAGGGTGAGTTAATTATCGAGGAAAAGAAAGAATCAAGTATGAATCTTAATTTAACTGAGAGCGAACTTAAAGACTTGATTAATACATGGATGGCATTTACACGCTTTTCCGATAGTGTCGGTTTTTTGCTGCGAAAAATACAACCAATCATTCATGGGAATCTTTATAGTTCGCCTGAATTTAATTTAAGATGGTGTAATAAAGTCATCCATGATACGCAACCGATAATTAAAAGATTATTGGAACACCTTCCTTCATCACAATTACTACATAACAATAGAGCGCAGATAAAACAACGCTGCGAAATGTAGAATACACACTTAAAAAAGACCGCACTTTTAAAGCATGGTGTATTTTTTTTAAAAAAAAGATAAAAAACACTTGATTACTTGCAAGTAAAATTGTAGTATATATTATAAGTTGCGGTTTTAGCGCATAGCGAACGCAAAATAAGTTTAGAAACAACCCTGATCGGAAACGGTCGGGGTTTTTTATTATCCAAATTCGGCTCACTGGCACATCGTGGGCTTTCATTGCCCCGCAAATAAATAGCGAGGTGGAGTATGAGAAAAATGCTAAAAGACGCAGGAAATCAAAGCGTGTTCTGGTCTGGCTTTGGTGCATTTTGGGCTATGTACACGCTGCAAGAGTGGCTCGCTATCTTCGGGCTTTTGATTGGTTTAATCAGTGGTTTAGTTAATATGTACGCAAAGTTTGAAGAGAGCAAGGTTAGACAAAACGAAGAGCGAAGAGCGGATGAGCTCCATAAGTTGAAAATGGAACAATTAAAGCGAGGATTAAGAGATGGTACTGTCGAAGACTAGAGGTGCATTAGGTGCTTGCTCGGTTCTTGCTGTTGTTGGGATTATGTATGCTAACTTTAGTAATGAGATTAGGTTAAGTAGAGCTGGGGCAGAGATAATCGGCAACGCTGAGGGTTGTATGGCAACTCCGTATAAATGTCCTGCTGATGTATTAACTGTTGGCATCGGCTCAACAGAATACTCTGGGCAAAAGATAGAGCCTAAGAAGAAATACACAAACGAAGAAATCGCCTACCGATGGAAGAATGACATTAAGCTCGCTGAATCTTGTGTAGATAAATATGCCAACGGTAGAGTGCTGCCGCAATCTGTTTTTGATGCTATGGTATCTGTTACGTTTAATAACGGATGCGGAAATCTCAAAAACTCAACAATGTTTCGCTTAATGAGAAGTGGTAAGTATGCGGACGGATGCAATCAGCTTTCCCGTTGGGTTTATGCTGATGGGCGAAAGTTACAAGGCTTAATTAAACGCAGAGAAAAGGAGAGAGCGTTATGTTTAGCAGATTTAAAATCTACGCAATCTCATCGGTAGTATTAACCATTTTGGGCTTGTGCGGTTGGATTTGGCACCAATCAAAGAATATAGATGAACTAAGAACCGAAAACCAAGTGCAAGCCCAAACCATTAAAAATCAAGAGCAAGTCAATCAATCTTTGAAAGATACGATTGAGATAGAACGCCAAGCGGTAGAGCAACAGAGAGTAATCCACGATGAAATCAAACAAGCAAGCCAAGACAAAATCCAAGCGGTTAGAAAGATTATTAAGACACAACCTTGCTATAGCACTCGTATTCACGATGACGCTATTGAGCGGTTGCACTAATAAGGTAACAACCAAAACGGAATACATTTATCCGCCTCAAGCTTTTTTAATGCCTTGTGTAAAAACTCCATTTATGGGTAATACATACGGCGAAGCAGTAGAGCATCTAATCACTGTGATAGCTGAGCGAGATATGTGTGCTAGCCAAATCACAAACATTAACAAGTGGATTGAGAACAGTAAGGCAGGTAAATAATGGAAGTTGGAAGTATTGTAAAACTCCGTAACGGAACATTATGTGATGTAGTTTATGAAACACAATTCGGTAAATGGCTATTAGTCGAAAAGACTGAAACAGAAGAACCGCCATTCTCTCACTGGCATAATGCCAACGGTACATTCTACGCAGACGATGAAAGTCAGTTAGATGTAGTAGAAGTGATTAACCTAAACTAAAAAATATAAAGGATTTCCCTATGTCAGACGTGAAAGAGAAATCCACGTCCAAAGGCGTGGTGAAATTAACCCCTAAGCAAGAAAAGTTTTGTCAGTTATATATTGAGCTTGGCAATGCAAGTGAGGCATATAGACAATCTTACAATGCTGAAAATATGAAAACTGAAACCATTAATACAAGAGCTAAGGAAATGCTTAAAAAAGGTCCAATTAAGGTCCGCATTAATGAGCTGCAAGAATACCACTTAAAACGACATAGCGTTACAGTCGATAATATCATCGCAGACTTGCAAGAGTTGAGAGATATTTGCATGGGGCGTAAGTCGGTTGTAATGACAGATACAATCAAAAACGCACAAGAGGGCAAGATTGATACTGTTAACAATCAAATGTTTGTCTTTGAGCCGACAAGTGCAAATAAAGCCTTAGAGCTTTTAGGTAAGCACTTAGGAATGTTCAAAGATAAATTAGATGTAACCACTGGCGACAAACCACTCCCGACAGTAATCAATGTGACATTTAGCGATGAGCCTTGATATTAAATTCCCGACAAAATTTAGAGCGCTATTTGAAGATATGTGGCGCTTTATTATTTTCTATGGTGGCCGTGGCTCTGGTAAGAGTTTTAATATAGCGAGAGCGTTAATTGTTAGAGCTTACCACAATCCAACACGAGTACTTTGTTGTCGTGAAATTCAAAAATCCATATCTGATTCTGTTATTCAGATGTTGATTGATCAGATAGAAAGACTGGAGTTGCAAAACTTCTTTGAAGTGCAGAAAACTCAAATTATCGGCCAAAATGGTTCAAGATTTACATTCGCAGGCCTTAAAACAAACATCACCTCAATCAAATCGATGACAGGTATTGATGTTGTTTGGGTGGAAGAGGGTGAGAATGTATCAAAAGAAAGTTGGGATGTATTAATTCCGACTATTCGAGAAGATAAGTCGCAAATTATTGTGAGCTTTAACCCTAAAAACATTCTAGACGACACTTATCAGCGATTTGTAATCAATCCGCCAGAAAGATGCTCTTCTGTGTTGGTTAATTGGCAGGATAATCCGTATTTTCCAAAAGAGCTAATGGAAGATATGGAGCAGATGCGAGAACGTGACTACGAGCTTTATAGACACGTTTATGAGGGTGAGCCAGTAGCTGATTCAGATATGGCGATTATTAAGCCTGTATGGATTGATGCAGCAGTAGATGCTCATATTAAGCTTGGCTTTACTGGTAAAGGATTGAAGAAAGTCGGCTTTGATGTGGCAGATGAGGGTGTGGACAGCAACGCTAATGCATTTACACACGGTTCAATCGTTCTTGATATTGATGTCTGGAAAAATGGAGATGTCATTGACTCCGCTAATAGAACAAATCAAAGTGCGGTTAATTTCGGTGCTGATTTAATTATCTTCGATAGTATCGGTGTTGGTGCCGGTGTAAAAGCTCACTTCAAGCGACTACCTAAAGCTATTCAAGTTGAGGGCTTTAATGCCGGTGGTTCGGTGGCTTATCCAGAGCGTGAATATATCAAAGGTAAAAAGAACCAAGATATGTTCTCGAATATCAAGGCTCAATCTTGGTGGTCATTGCGTGATAGATTTTATAAAACATATCGAGCAATCAAGCACGGTGATGTTTATCCTGATGATGAATTAATAAGCCTATCAAGCAATATCAAAGAGCTTGAGTATCTTAAGGCTGAATTATCTCGCCCTAGAGTGGATTACGATAATAATGGGCGAGTTAAAGTCGAAAGTAAAAAGGATATGCGAAAACGTGGCATACCGTCACCAAATATGGCTGATGCGCTAGTGATGTGTTACGCACCAACAAAACCAAAATCATTATTGGATTTATAGATATGAAATTTTTTGACGGAATAGCATCTCTGGCGTTGAAGCTCGGATTAAAGCAAGAACAGACGGAATACGTTGCTAAGTCAATGCTTACTGAAAAGCGAAAAGAATTAGAAGCGTTATGGCGTGAAAATTGGATCGCCAATAAAATCTGTATCAAGCGCTCGGAAGATATGACAAGAGCGTGGCGAGATGTTTTCTCCAACGACCTTGATTCAGAGCAATTAGATGCGTTCACTAAATACGAACGAAGAATTAAACTTCGTGAAACGCTAACTAAAGCATTACAGTGGTCAAGCCTTTATGGCTCGGTTGGTTTGTTAATTGTCACCGATGCAACAAACTTAAACACGCCATTAAGACCAACTGAAAAGCTAAAGCGATTAATTATACTGCCTAAGTGGAAAATTAGCACAGCAGGCGAAAGAGAAATGAATATAACCGATGCTAATTTCGGTAAGTACAAAGCCTATTCAATCAGTGGCGATGATAAGCCTCTAATTGTTCATCATTCAAGATTACTGATTATGAACGCTAACGATGCTCCGTTATCTGATAGTAGCATTTGGGGCATTTCAGACTTAGAGAAAATTATTGATGCGTTAAAACGCTTTGATATTGCCTCCGCTAACGTTGGCGACCTGATTTTTGAAAGCAAGATTGATATTTTCAAGATTGACGGGTTGTCCGATAAGATTGCAAGCGGTTTTGAAAATGAAGTAGCAAATGTAATCGGTGCAGTTCAGGCTATTAAGTCATCGACTAATAGCTTGTTGCTAGACAAAGAAAACGAATACGACCGCAAAGAACTTTCGTTTGGTGGATTAAAAGACCTTATCACAGAGTTTCGTAATGCGGTAGCTGGTGCAGCAGATATGCCTGTCACAATCCTGTTTGGTCAATCTGTTTCTGGTTTAGCAAGTGGCGATGAGGACATTCAAAACTACCATGAGTCAATTCACCGCTTGCAAGAGTCAAGATTAAGACCTGTCTTAGAAGTTATTGATACTTTAATTTGTAGCGAATTGTTTGGTGTCCAGCCTGATGATTGGTGGTTTGAATTCTTACCTTTAACGGTTGTTAAGCAAGAGCAACAAATCAATATGCTCAACACATTCGCAACCGCAACCAATACACTAATTCAGAATGGCATCGTAACAGAGCAGCAAGTAGCTAACGAATTACGAGAAAGCGGTTTATTTGCCAATATCTCGGCTGATGACATTGAGGACATGAATAATGCTGATGAACTTGCCAGAGATTTTGAAGAGCCAAAAGACGAAAGCGAGAAAATTCAAAACGCTGAAAGTGAGCAAGAGAACGGAACTTTGGTATAGAGCCGAACTCAAGCGACAAGTCAAAGAAATGACTGGTGCAGTTGAAAGAGCCTTAGAAAAACCTAATGGCTCTTTTTTTATGGACGATTCCAGTGGTTTTCTTGCGGTTGGGGTTAAAACTCTGCTCAAAGTATTGGAACGCTTCGAGAATAAAGACCATTCAGCAGATGATGAAAAAATTGCACAGGGCTTTGTTAATCGAGGAAATACTCAAAACCAACAGGAAGTATCAAAGAACTTAAAAAATCAAACCGGGATTGATTTAAGTGCGTATTTAGGCAATAGCCCGCGCATAGCTGAGAAAGTTAATGCGATGACTACTGCAAACATTCAATTGATCAAGTCTATTCGTTCTCAATACCTCGATAAAGTACAAAATGCAGTTACTCAAGCGATGGTGAATGGAACGCTGAATAAAGACTTGGTGCAACAGATTAAAGACATCGGCAAAACAACCGAAAAGAGAGCGATATTTATTGCTCGAGACCAATCTTCAAAGCTTAATGCTGCATTAACGCAAGCAAGGCACGAAGATGTAGGGATTACAAAATACACTTGGAGCACATCTGGCGATGAGCGAGTGCGTGAAAGCCACGCAGAAAAAGACGGTCAAGTCTTTGAATATGCTAATCCGCCAGCAGATACAGGACACCCTGGACACGATTTTAATTGTAGATGCGTTCAAATTCCTTATCTTGGTGATGTTTTGGCTAATCCGAAGAAAGTTGAGACTGAATTTGAATTAACGCAGAAAGAAACTGCCGAAGAACAAGCTCCATTAGCTCAAAGCACAATTGAGGTTATGGATAAATTGAAAGTTCTTGAAGTTGAGCATAATCCAGTTGGCGAATTGCAGAGAGAGCTAACGTTTGACGAGATACTTGATAAGTTATCTGGTGGCGATATGACACAAGGTTCTTGCGTCTCGCTCGCATTATCATACATAGGTAATAGGTGTGGGCTTGATGTTACGGATTATAGAGGCGGAAAGAGCCGAGAGTTTTTTAGTAGAAATCCTCATACAAGAAAATTGCTGTCTGCTTCAGGTATAAAAATGGAAGTTCATGAGGTAGCTAAAGAGGCTAAAGGGACAGCTGATATTTTGATTGGTTTACCATTAAATAAGGAATATTATTTAAGCACAGGCACACACGCTGCCATAGTTAGAAGAACTGATAATGGACTTGAGTATTTAGAAATGCAGTCATCCGTGAAAAATGGTTGGATGCCATTTAATAAATACGGAACCGTCATTAAGACATTGCAAAAGCGATTTGGGTGTAGATTATCAGCGGATAAGTATGGTTTCTTGAGCAAGGTGACGATTGCCGAGGTTGATAGTTTTAAAACTAGGAAAGCCGACTTAAAAGAGGCTCTTGGTTATATTAACACCTCAAAGGATAAACAAAAGAAAGGTTCATGGGGTGGCGAAAAATGATACTTTGGTTTAAACATGAAGAAACAGATGCGGTATGGTGGAAATCAGACACTGAATCTGTTGGTGAGATAATTTTTTCATTTGATAAAAAGAAAGAATTTAACTTTTGGCAAGACTATCCGTCTAAGCTAACAAAAGAGCAGAAAGCCATTTTTGACAAAGAGAATGAAGTTTTGGTCAAAAGTTTGAAAGGCTAGACTGTATTAAAAAGACAACCCGATCAGAAATGGTCGGGTTTTTATTGGGGTAAATAAATGCAATTTACAGACAAAACAACTCAAGCAAAAACACAGCGAACTATTACGAAAGATGGTTTTTTAGTCGTACCTGCGACAATTTCTAAAGTCGGTGTTTTTGACTATCTAGAATCAGAGCTTGGATTAAAAGGCGATGGCGTGAAGAAAGTGGCGAGAACAGAGAAATCTCTATTTTCTGATGAGACCATTAAGAGCTTTGAGAATGCAACACTAACAATCGGACACCCAGAGCAAGGCGTAAATGCTAAGAACTGGAAAGAGTTATCCGTTGGTGTTGTTCGTAATGTTAAGCGAATGGGCGATGAGCTAACTGCTGAAGCTTGGATTTATGACGAGCAAGCCATTAAAACCGTACAAGAACACGGTGTAGAGCAATTGTCTTGCGGCTATGACTGCAACATCATCCAGTCAAGCGTTAAAGATGCAGATTTTGAGATGTCTCCGATGATCGGAAACCACGTGGCGATTGTGGCAAAGGGTCGCTGCGGTGGAACTGTAAAACTTGCCGATGAGGAAAAGACCGTTATGGGAAAAACCGCTAAATTCCTCGATGCGTTTTTAGGTGCATTCGGCATCAAATTGTCCGATGAACAGAAAAAACAAATCGAAGAAGATGAAGAAACTGGCAAAGAGGGTGAGAAAGCTCCAAAAGCTGAAAAACCAACTGAGCCAAAAGAAAAACAATCTGAACCCGAAGATAAAAAGGAAGAAGAAGTGAACAAAGAAGAGTTTGAAAAACAACTTAAAGCCAAAGATGCAGAAATTCAAGCATTGAAAGATGCACAGGCAAAACGTGATGCAGAATTAGCACAAGCAGCAATGTTAGCTGATGCGCAATCTGTATTCAAAGATGTGAAATTCGCAGATAAAGCAAGCGTTCGTGAAATCCAAGAGAGCGTTATTGTTGCTCAAGGTATCTTCACGAAAGATGCTGCGGCCAAATTGTCAGATGCTGAAATTTCTGGTGCGTATCAAGTAGCTAAAGCGGTTACTGCTAAATTGGATGATGAACGCAAATCTTTAGGTAACACCTTATTATGTGATGCGAAAACTGAAACCGCACCTAAATTAGACTTCAACAAAACTTACAATCAATAGGGGTAATGAATAATGGGTTACGCTTACGAACAAGCTCCAGCAAAAGCTGGTGAATTAGGCAAAGGCAACTTTGCGAGTGCAAAAACAAGTGCAGAGAAAGTAACTGGTAAAGTAAAAGCTGGTGATTTTGTAGCATTAAATCCTGAGGGTGGTGTAAAAGCGTTATCGGCTAAATCCGATGTATTAGCTGGCGTAGTATTCGCAAGCACTATCCGTGATGAATGGAATGATGGTGAGCTTTGCGATGTAATGCATATTGCAGCAGGTGATGCGGTATGGGTAAACGTTGCAACCGGTAAAGCTGTTACACGTGGCAAAAAAGTCTATGTATTAACCGCAGGTGGTGACGGTAAAGTTGGTGCGATTCAAGGTGAAACAGAAGCTAGTGCAATCGAAACTCCATACACCGTAATTGATGTTAAAGGTCAATTAGCGTTAATTTCTAAATTATAAGGGGCTAAATAGATGTCTTTATTAACTTACGTACAAAACGGTTTAACTGCTGTTAGCAAAGAAATCGCAGAAACCAAATATCCTGAAATTGTGTTCCCACAATTCGTTTTCGTTGACCAGCAAACAGCGGTTGGCATCACTGAAAAATTACACTATGGTGCAGATGAACACGGTTCTTTAGATGATGGCTTAATTACTACCGGAACAAGCACTTTAGACCAAGTGGAAGTTGGCTTTACGCCTAAACGCTCTTATATCGTGCCATGGGCTAAATCTGTTACATGGACTAAACCAGAGTTAGAGCAAGGTAAATTATTAGGCTTAAACCTTGATACGGCGAAAATCATGGCGTTAAACAAAAACGCTCAACAAACTTTACAAAAAGTAGCGTTCTTGGGTCACGCTAAAGATGGTCGTTTGACTGGTTTATTAAACTCTAAAGATGTATCAGTTCACACCTTAAAAGGTGCGGCAGCAGGTACGAAAGTTCAAGCAATGGACTTCGACAAAGCGGTAGCATTCTTCAAAGAAATGTTCTTAGCTGGCTTAGAAAAAACTAAACGCATTGAAGCACCAAATACATTCGCTATTGATGCGATGGATTTAGCTCATCTTGCTTTAACTCAGCGTGCGAACACTGATACAACTGCGTTAGAGTTCTTAACTAAGAGCTTATCTGCTGCGGCTGGTCGTGAAGTGGCTATCAAAGCGTTACCGTCTAACTTCGGTTCTCGTGTAACAGATGGCAAAACACGTGCGATTGTTTATGTGAACAGCAAAGAACACGTAATCTTCGATGTGCCGATGACTCCAACTGTGTTAGAAGCAAAAGAAAAAGGTTTATTAGCTTACGAGTCAGGCTTACGCATGGCATTCGGTGGCGTTACCTTTATCGAGCCTGAATCTGCTCTTTATGTAGATTACTAGGAGGAATAAATGCCAACAATAGAAGATTTTCGTGAACGTTATCCAGAATTTAAAGAGGTCGATGGTTTCCGCATTGACCTTTTTTTATCGGATGCACAGCAAGAAATCAGCCAAGCACGATGGGGGCGACTTTTCGAGCGTGGAGTGTTGGCATTAGCTGCTCATTTGCTCCGTCTTTCTCTTTGGGCGACAGAGGGTAACGGTGGAGCAAATCGCAATGTAGCGAGCGAGTCGGCAGGGGAGCTTTCTGTTGGCTATGCTACACCGACAATCACTGGTACAGATGCAGATTATCAATTAACTGCATACGGTCAAGAGTACTTACGTTTGCGTAAACTCATTGGGATAGGTGTGATGGTGGCTTAATGACTGTTCAAATTACAGGTAATCTTGCGAAATTCAAACAGCTTATCGAGCAAATAAAAGCAAGTAGCGAAAAGGCTGTGTATGTCGGTTTTCCTGCTGAGTTTAACGAGAATGTAGAGGGTTCAGATAACTTTAATCTAGCCTCTCTAGCTGCGGTGTTAGAGTTCGGGAATGAAAATATCCCGTCTCGTCCATTTCTTCGTCAAACATTAGCGGAAAATCAAGAAAAATACACAGCGTTATTTGTAAAACTGTTTGAAAGCGGTATTTCAATAGACCAAATCTATGAGCAAATCGCTTTAATTGCTCAAGGTGACGTCCAGCAGAATATTGTTAAAGGCGGTTGGGTAGAAAACGATGACTCAACCAAAATAGCATGGAAACTTAAGGATGTTAAAGATCCTAAACGCAGGAAAGAACTTAGAGCAACATTAGATCCAAGTAGCGTTAAGAAAAAGCCGCTTATATGGAATGGGCACTTACGTGATTCTGTAAAAGGTATCGTCAAATGAGCTTAATTAATCAATTTCCTCGCTTTTTAAATAGCAAATTCAGCCAGAAAGTAGTCGTAAAGCATCTACAAGGCGAACATTCAGCTATTGATTATAAGGCGAAGTACATTGAAGAAAAGGTCACTGCAATAGTGATGCCAACATCGCCTAACGATGTTCAATTCTTGCCAGAGGGTGAGCGGTTTCTGCCAAGCATTAAAATCTACACAGCTAAGCCTTTGAAGATAGGTGATTTAGTAGATTATCTTGGTGAGACTTACAAAATCAAAACAGTGGGTAATTGGAAAGACTATGGATACTACAACAATATCGGCATTCGACATAGCCAAACTGCGAAAGTGGATTCAAGAGGCTTTGAAGTTACCTAAAGATGCTGTAATCGGTGGCTGGTTGCCAGAAAATCCCCTGCCTGCGTTCATTACGATGGATGTATTAAATACCAACGAAATCGGGCAGGCGACACGAGAATTTGACGGTAAACGAGAGCGTATTAGGCAGTCGATGCAAAGCACGGTCGGCGTTTCTTGTTTCGGTCGCAATTCACTCGCTCAAAGCTACAAATTAAAAGCTATTTTCCAAAGTTCAGCGTTTCTTTCCTTTCTTAATTCAAACCATTGGGGTGTTATCCGTTTTTCAGATGTCCGCAATCTAACCGCTACGGTTGGGGCAGACTATGAAGAACGTGGGCAATTTGATGTGATATTCAGTCATCATCACATTGTAGATACTCCGTTAGATCCGATTGAGAGAGTTGAGCAACGGACGAATAACAAATCACAAGATATAGGAGCATAAGCCAAATGGCATTATCAATCTCTAATATTGTAAACGTGCAATTAAACACAGTTCCGAAGTCTGCTGCTCGCAAATCTTTCGGTACAGTTGCACTTTTCACACCAGAGGCAGGCCAAGCATTTAATGATGCGACTACACGTTATGTGTATGTTGAAAATCAAAAAGATGTCGAGGCTCTATTTGGTACAAATTCAGAAACGGCAAAAGCGGCTCAACCGTTTTTTGCTCAAAGTCCACGTGCGAAACAGTTAATTATTGCACGCTGGCAAAAAGAACAAGCAACCATTGCAGCGGCTAAAAACGCTTTACGTGGTGCGACATTATCAGATGATTTAGAGACTTTTAAATCAATCACTAACGGTCGTTTCGCTATTACAGTCGGTTCAAATGTTAAGGTTGTAGATGGTTTAGATTTTTCTCGCTCTGCTGACTTTAATGCAGTGGCGACAAAAATCAAAGAGAAATTAACTACATTACAAGTTGCCGCTGATGTGACTTATGACGAAACAGGCAATCGCTTTATTATCTCCGCCAGTACAGCAGGTGAAAACGCTGAAACATTAATCTATTACGCAACAAAAAATGATGGAGTAGGCGATTATATTGGTGGAATGTTGAAACTTGAAGATGGTCAAGCAACACGAGTGATTGGTAAAAACCAAGTTCAAGTTAAGGCTGAGAAAGTAGAGCAAGCATTATTCAATGTTTCAGAGGTAGAAAATAGCTGGTACGGTTTCACATTTGCAGCTCAATTAACTGATGATCAAATCGAGGCGGCATCTAAGTACGCTAAGGCTAATGATAAGCTGTTTGGTGTAACTGTGATTAAAATGGAACAGCTTGAATGGACGTCATCAAATGTCTATAAAAAACTCTATGATGCACAATTAGACCGCACTTTAGCAGTTGTTGATAAGAATGATTTATTCGTTGTTCCATCTACTTTGGCACGCTTGCTGTCAATGAACTTCGCAGCTAATAACTCAACGCTTACACTTAAATTCAAACAACAACCAACAATCACAGCAGATGAAATCACTGCGACAGAATTTGCTAAAGCAAAACGCTTAGGGATTAACGTTTACACTTACTTTGATGATGTGGCGATGCTCGCTGAGGGTACTGTAATCGGTGGTAAATTCGCTGATGAAATCGTTATTCTTGACTGGTTCAAAGATGCAGTACAGAAAGAAGTGTTTGCTCGTTTATACAAATCACCGACTAAAATTCCTTTAACAGACAAAGGTCAAGCAATCTTAATCTCTGCGGTTGAGAAAGTTTGCTTAGAGGGCATTAATAATGGTGCGTTTGCTCCTGGCAAATGGACTGGTGATGGTTTCGGTAATCTGAAAACAGATGACTACCTAGAAAAAGGTTATTACATCTGGGCGGCTCCAATGGATACACTTTCAGATAGTGACCGTGAGCAACGTAGAGCGACACCAATTCAGGTGGCTGTGAAATTAGCTGGTGCAATCCATTCAAGTGATGTGATTGTAAACTACAACCGATAATTAATAGGGCTGGTTATCCAGCCTTTTCTTTTTAAGAGGAAATATAAATGGCAGTTTTCGACCCTAAACAAGTAGTAGTGTTACTTGACGGAAAAGAAATCTCTGATTGGGCTGATGGTTCAGATGTAATCAGTGCCGCTAATCAAGTTGATGCAGGTCAATTAGTTATCGGTGCTAACGGTACAGGCGTATTTATCGCTAACCCAGATAATTCAGGCAAGCTAACACTGAAAATTAAACAGCATTCTGCTGATAATGCTTACTTATCAAAACTATTTAACCAACAAAAGAGCAGTATTAAAACATTCTTACCTATCACTTTGTCAATTCGTGACTTGATTAACGATGATGTGGTGACAGCAAGCAAAGGATATTTTACTACTCCAGCACAATATGTTCGTGGTAACGGTCATAATGCCGAGACTTGGACGATTGTGTTTGAGCAAATGACAATGAACTTAGAAAAAGGCGTTGAATAATGGAACAGGTTAAGCAATTCACTATCGAAGATGTGACTTACACAATGACACCGGCTAACGCAATGGCTGCGTGGACTGCGTTAAAAAATGCGATGAAGTTACTTCAATCAGTTGATTTGTCCGTTCTAGGCGATAGTAAAAAGCTAGGTGCAGGCATTTTAACGACTGTATTGGCTAATCTAGGTGAGCCAAGCGTGAAAGAGCTAGAAAATATCGTATTAACTCACACAGCTTGCGAGCAAGACGGTCAAAAATACCGTTTATCAGAACGTTTTGATAGTCATTTTAATAAACACCGTGGGCATTTAATCACCGTTTTAAAAGAGGGATTAACCTATCAATTCGCTGATTTTTTTATCGGTGGGGGTGGATTGCTAGCCAATATTCAGGGCAAACTCAAAGCGTAGAAAGTCAATCTGAAAATAGAGTTGATTGGTTTGTTTTTACGCCAATAGTTAAAAAGTTCTGTACATTGCACGAATTAAGATCTGTTTATTCAATAGCAGATCTTCTTTCTTTCCACGAGGTGATAGTGGAATTAAATCAAATGGAGCAAAGCAAAGATGCTATTAGATGAGTTACTGATAAAAGTCGGGCTTGAGACCGATAGCCAAGCGATGCAAGAGTTTGAACAATTCCTTGATACGGTTGGAAGTGGTACTGAAAGTGCGGTTGAGGGGCTTGGCGAGCTATCTAAATCCATTGAAAGCACGGTTAATACTGATGCAGTTAAAGATGGTGCTAATGCGGTTGATGACCTAAAAGGCAATATTGATAATCTTTGGGCGACAAAGTTCGGTGCTGATGGTTTAGCTCAAAAATTTGAGTCACTTGGTATCGTCATTAACAAAACTACGCTTGCAGTAGTGGCACTTGGTGCTGCTTTCTATGGTGCAACGGTAGGTGTTAAAAACTTCGTAGATGGAAACCTTGATGCGTTAGACGAGATTAAACAGCTATCTAACGTTACAGGCGAGGCAGCGGATAAAATCTATCTGTTAGGCAAGGTCGCAGAAGTAAATGGTTCGTCTGCTCAAGCGGCTCAATCATCAATCGAGGGATTATCTCGAACAATCGGTGAGGCTGCGGCTGGAATTGGTCGTGGAGCTAAGACTTTTGAACAGTACGGATTAAGCGCTAAGAAAGCCAATGGCGAAATAAAATCATCTAGCGAGCTATTCGGTGAAATATCCGAAAAAATGCAGAAGATGAGCGACCAAGAGCAAATAGCAATGCTTGCGAAGTTGGGCATTGATGGCTCAATGATTCAAACGCTCCGATTAGGTAATGATGAATTAGCTGAACAGATTGCTCTAGCAGAAGCCTTAACGCTTGGTGTTGGCAATGCAGAAAACGCAGAGAAAGCAGCAGCATTTAAAGATGCCTTAACGCAAGTTTCTCAAGTGTTTATTGCTATCGGTGAATACGTTTCATTGCGTATATCGCCATCAATCCAACGATTAGCTGAACGCTTTACAAAATGGTTTGCTGAGAATAATAACTTCATCAAGGCGATTTTAAATGGGCTTGGTCGAGTGTTCTCGTTCTTGTTTGAATTAGCTGGTGCGATAGATAACATTATCGAAAGCACGGTTGGTTGGAAAGCGGTAATTATCACGCTTGGAGGCTTATTGCTGTGGTTTAGCCGCAGAATGTTGTTAGCCTTTGCGACAAATCCAATCGCCTTAGCGATTGCGGCAATAGCTGGACTAATCCTAATCATTGATGACTTTATCACTTGGTTACAAGGCGGTGATGCTCAATTCGGTGAATTCTATCAATCTTGTGCGGACGGTTTGCAGTGGATTGAAGATAAATGGGGTGAGCTTTCAGACTGGATTAAGGAAAAATGGGGTGAGGCTATTTCTTGGGTAACAAGTAAATGGAGCGCCTTTACCGCAACATTCAGCATAGACAATCTTAAAAAAGTCTTTGAAAGCGTTAAACAAACCATTATTGAGAAGTTTAAAGCGGCATTTGGTTGGGCTATCGACCTATGGAATAGTATCGTAGCTAAGATTGGCGGTGAGCCAATTAATATCCAGGCTAATGTATCTACTCAAGGCGTGCGACAAGCTGGATTAGGCGTAGCGGATTTAGCTTTAAATGCAGGCGTTTACGCAAAAGCATCTGAGGTTTCTGCTGGCGGTGTTGGTGGCACTTCTAATTCTGATAACAGTATCAAGAATAGCAACAACAAAATCACCATCACACAGCATATTCAAGGCGTGGATAATCCAAAAGCGGTTGCAGACCAATCAGCACGAGCAATCAATAACCAACTTTCACCAGTTATAGGATAGTAAAGAATGTTTAATTTTGCTCAAGTATCAAGCAGAAGCATTGGAACGATAACGTTTGATGTGGTTACAACGGAAGATCACCAATCAGACCTTTCAATCACGGAAAATCCGATCGAGTCAGGTGCTGCAATAGCCGACCACGCAGTCGTTCAGCCAAAGCAGGTTACGATTAACGGAATTATGGTTGACCATGACCACGGAACGTTCGGCATCAACTCACCATACATCGGAAATATTCGTGGTGTGGTTGATTTTCTGAATAACTTTCCATTCCCTGTCCCTGTAATTACGCAAACATCTCAAACAATCGCAAGAGCTGGGCGAGTAATTAGCCAAGCGGCAGGGGCTTACAGTCAAGTAAAAGGCATAGTAAATCAGGTGCGAGCAATTGCACCTTTTTTACCAGACTTCGGGCTTGGTGGATTGCTAGATAGTGGCGTAGGTGATAGTCGAGTACAAAAATGCTATGCCGACTTAGTGGCTTGTCAAAAATCAGGTGAGACAATCGAGATACAAACGGGGATTCATCTATACAAAGACATGATGATCCAATCAATCTCGGTTAATCAATCGCAAGATGGCAGTGCAACCTTTACGATAACCGCAAGAGAAATCTTTATCGTAAATACTCAAACCACACAATCAAGCGGAAGTTCAAACGGCAAAGGTGGAAATAAAACATCTACTATCGGCAAAACAAAAAGCGGTCGTGCTGCGGTGCAATCAGCATCAAAAACACAGCAAGGCACAACAAGACCAGCTAACGCAGAGCCAAGAAAAACCTCCGCATTAAAAAATATTCTCTCATAGGTGGCTAAGATGCAAAGAATACCAGTTACACAGTCGCCATACCAAGAGCAAACATTCGAATTTAACGGTCGAAAAATCCGTTTAACACTGAGATTTAATAGCGTGGGTAATTTCTGGGTGATGGATGTTTACGAACCAGTCAACCAGCGACAAATATGTCAAGGTCAGGCATTAGCTTGCGGAGTGCCTATTCTGTTACGTTCTGTTCAGCCTTACTTCTTCTATATGGAAGATGAGAGCAGCGCAGATTTAGATGTCATGACCGCAAGCGACTTAGGTACGAGATGCTTTCTGTATATCGGGGCTAAATAATGAAACAGTTCGGCAGACAATGGAAATTAGATATTAGCAACGAGCAAGAAACGCTAAGTATCACACAGTTAAGAGTGGCGTTTGAGATTGATAAAACAATCAATGAAAAGCCAAATCCAGCAAAAATCCAAGTTTGGAACTTAAACCGAGACCATATCAACCAATTATTAAGCCAGGATTACAAGAAAGCCGCTCTGTCAGTGGGTTATAACGAACTAAGACAGATTTATTCAGGTGACATCACAAAAGTTAGAATTCAGCGAGACGGATTAGACTTTGTTTTAACGCTCGAATGCTCTGACGGACACGTAGCCTATACACAATCAAGAGCTAAGACAACGCTTAAAGCAGGGGCAACCGATAAGCAAATAGTCGAAGAAATACAAAAGACAATGCCAAAGGTGCAAGCTGGCGCAATGGACATTCCTAATCAGCGTAAATTGCCACGAGGTAGAGTATTAAACGGCAACAGTCGAGATATTTTAACCAAAGTAGCAAGAAACAACGGTGCGGATTGGTCAATTCAGGACGGTTCTTTAATTTTCTTACCAAAAGATAAAGTCTTAAACGATGAGGCTATTTTAATCTCGCAAGATACCGGAATGATTAACGCACCAGAGCAAACCGATGATGGATTAGAAATAACCTGTCTATTAAATCCAGCTTTACAGATTGGTGGATTAGTAAAAGTCGAATCAATCATCGAGTACTTTAACGGTGAGTACAAAGTAATAAAACTTGCTCACTCAGGCGATGGGCTAGGCGGCGACTGGCAAAGCAAAATGACAGTGGTCGGTGGTAAATTCCAAAAGGTTGAGAGTGAGAATGGCAATTCTAAATCCGACACGAAAAACAAGGATAAGAAAAAATGAACTATCAACAATCACTAGCCACACCAGAAACCGCAACAGACCAACAAATCCAACAAAATCAGTTAAATCTACACACCGCATTACCTGCTAAGGTTGTTAGCTTTGATTCAAACAAACAAACGGTAACACTTGCGGTTCAAGTAAAAATGCAACTGACAGACGGTAACGGTGCGGATATTCCTCCATTGGTTGATGTTCCAGTTAGTTTCCCTAGAGGTGGCGGATTTGCTGTTACTTTTCCATTAAAAGCAGGTGATGAGGGGATTGCGATATTCTCCGAACGCTGCATAGATGGCTGGTGGCAAAATGGCAACGCCTCAACGCCTTTAGATTTCAGGCTGCACGATTTATCGGATGCAATGTTTATTCCTGGTGTTTGCTCTGTTCCTAAAGCTATCAAAGGCTTTTTCAATGATGGGCTTTCAATGCAGACATTGGACGGCGGAACGTACATTCGCATAAAGAATGGCACAATCCAAATCAAGGGAAACATTGAGCATCAAGGCAACACCACACAAACAGGCTCACATAGTTCTACTGGATTAATTTCAAGTAATACCGATGTTTCTGCCGGTGGAATTTCAGGTAAAACACACAAACACACAGGCGATAGTGGTGGCAAAACAGGAGTTCCAGAATGACGGTAAAGGTTAGACGATTAGATAAAAATCACGACTGGACTTTTGGGCAAGGGTTCGCCAATTACGCCATTGAGTCAGAGGCGATTGCTCAAAATGTTCAGACTAGACTTTGGTCGTTCACGAATGACTGGTTTTTAGACTTGGAGCATGGCTTACCTTGGTTAGAACAGATGGGGCGAAATGTGGATTTAGGCGATTTGGAAATTCGGATTAAAAAACACGTTCTACAAACTGACGGAGTTTCTAAGATTACCAGTTATGAATCAAATTTAGATCCAAATACACGCAAATTAGTAATTGATATTACTTACCAAGACATCTATGGAGCGGAAAATTCCGCTAGTTATCGTTCATAAGGGGCATCATGGCAACACTAACAGAAACAGGCATCCAAATTGAACGCTTAAACGACATCGTGAAGCGTTTTGAGGATGGCTTTAAACAAATCTACGGTCAGAACATTGACTTATCGCCAAACACACCAGACGGTCAAATGGTGGGTATTTTAGCTCAGATTAAAATGGACATTGAAGAGCTTGCCGAGAATGTTTACCGACAATTAGACCCAGATGTAGCGACTGGAGCATGGTTAGAACAGCGAGTGGCTTATGCTGGATTAATGCGAAGAGGGGCAAGTTATAGCTATTTACGCTCTGTAATTCTAACTGGCGAGCCTAACACTCAACTTTACGCTGGGATTGTTGTATCAGACCAAAATAAGGTTCGCTGGGTGCTAACAACCGATATTCAATTAGATAGCAACGGTTCAGGCCGAGCAGACTTTAGAAGTGAGCAGCTTGGAAGTTTTAACCTTGCTAAAAACACAACCTTAACCATTGAGACAGTGACACTTGGACTAACTAATGCGGTTACTTTTGAGAATGCGGAAGTGGGCGTGGAAGAAGAAACCGACACGCAATTACGTGAACGCTTTTTATTTAGTCGAACAAAGAACGCACAGAATTCAGCAGAAGCAATCACTGCGAAAATAGCAGCATTGCCAGATGTAAAACAGGTTCGAGTGCTTGAGAATAATACCGCTCAACGTGATGCATTAGGTGTAGAACCTCACTCAATTGATGTGATTGTTTACGGTGGCAATGATGAAGAAATCGCCAATGTAATCTATCAAAATAAGGGGGCTGGAGTTGGGTTACAGGGTAACACACTAACAAACCTTAAAAAAGATGGCGAAACGAGACCAATTAGATTTGACAAGGTTTCATTGGTTGACATTCAAGTATCAATGCGATGCGTTCGCTATGAAGATTTTACTGAAATTGACAAAGGCCAAATTAAAAAACTCTTAGCTAATCAGATTTTCAAAATTGGTCAAACGGTATCTTTATCTCGCCTATATTCACCAATCAACCAAGTTGGAGGTTTCTGGGTTAAAGAACTCAAAATTGCACGAAAAGGGCAACAATTAAAAGGCGAGAACGTTGCGTTACAACCAAGAGACTTAGCAAGAATAATGGAAAGCGACATCGCAATCGAGGTGGAATAATGGCTTATTCAGATTTGCTTATATGGCAGTATCAAGGCAAGCCGAAAGCTCTCGCAACAATCAAGATGATTGAAGATGAATTTGCTCAAAGTTTCATTGATTTATATCGAATTCAAGATGTTTTAAGCATTGAAACAGCAACTGGCGACCAATTGGATTTAGTCGGGAAGCACGTTGGTCAGTCAAGAATTGTTAATGGCTATACTTTGAGACAATTTTTCGGATTCAAAAATGCGAAAAATGCACTTGGATTTAGTAAAGAGCTTGATGGTGGTGGTCAATGGTATAGGTTGAGAGGTCCATTAGCTGATTCGGTTAGATTATCTGACGGAGATTACAGGTTTTTAATTAAATGTAGAATCATTAAAAATTATCAAATCGGCACAGTTCCAAACATCATTGAGGCGTGCCGATTTGTTTTTGGTGATGGATGCACGGTAAAAGACAATTTAAATATGACAGTTACCGTTTCGGTTGTTGGTAGATATTTAACTCAATTCGCAATATATGCGGTAGAGAATCTTGACATCCTCCCAAGACAGGCAGGTACTAAAATTATTTTTGAAATTAAATAGAGGATTTTATGGCGATACATAACAAACCCGATGAAAGCGTATTTGCATCAAGTGCTAGACAGGGCGAAGTGAGTAACTTCCCTGATATTGGTAGAGGGTGGGGGATTTCATTCGACCAGACTGGCGGCATCCCTCCAATGGAGTGGTTTAACTTTCTTTTTAAACGGACAGATGAGAGGTTTGGTTATCTATTTCAGCGTGGCTTATCTGAGTGGTCAGCAACGCAAGAATATCCTATCGGTGCATTGGTTCAGTATAAGAACCTTACATACAAAGCTAAGAGAGCAAATACAAATAAAAACCCAGAACAAGCCGATTCTTTAGACTGGCAGCGATGGGGGTTTACGAAAGCTGAGCTTGGAGTTGCGACATTGACATCAAGTGGCGTAACGAAACTTTTAACCTCGGTTACCAGTAATGACGAATCCATGGCTGCAACTCCAAAGGCTGTAAAAGTAGCTTACGATAAAGGCGCGGAAGCAAAAACGGCAGCGGACAATGCACAGCGTTCTGCGGATAATGCCAACACCAATGCAAACGGTAGAGTGTCTAAAAATGGCGACACAATGAGCGGTCCGCTGATTGTGCCTAGAGTTTCTACAGGAAACGTAGAATCGTCAGGTTATTTAAATGTTAGTTCAAATAATGGGGTTGTTTTTTATAATAAAGGGAATTCTGCATATACAGCCATCTTGTCAGAAAACGGGCTAGACATAAAAAAAGCTGTCATGTCACATGAGGGATTGAAGTCCGATCATCTTGGGTACGGTGGTTATGGCTCGCAATATAATTACTCAGCGCCATTTGAAGTTATTGAGGCAGCCGCCAATAGCGTTGGCACATTTTACCCTTTCATTAAAGGGAAAGTGATGAGTAGAGGTAATAGCGGTGCTGCTTTTTCGCTTGGTTACACGACAAAACAAACTGGCTACAACGAGTACGGCAATTTCGGACGAGGCGTAATTAATCTAGTAGAGGATAATGGCAGTTTCAAAAATTGGGAATTTGAACACACAGGAGTTTTTCGTTCAGCGGGTGATGTAATTACTGGTAATGGTAACTCCTTAGATTGGCACACCCACGTATTAAATAGCTTGATAGGCGGTATAACATCTTCGTCATACGGTTCACATTACCAAGGTGCCGATGTCTTTAAAATTAAACAAAATAGACTAATGATAATCAGAATGCAGATTGGGGTTGTGAACTCATCAGGTGACTACTACTTACCCGAATCTTTTGATGGTTCGGCTGGTGCAATAGCTATTGACTCTGGAGGTGCAGTTAATCCAGTCGGGGCGTTTTTCAAAGGCGGTAATTCTGTTTATATATCAGTAACTAAACCAACAAATGTGACCGTTATTGCAATAGGAGTTAAAAATTAATGTTAAAACAATTCAACATATCGACATTATCATTTCGAGACCCCGTAGGTGATGAGGACGGATGGATTAATATAGCGACACAAGCACAGATTGACGAGATTTCAGAAAGCATCACCAATGGTGGTGCTGTATGGGTGGAAAATGGGGAAGTCAAATGTTCAGGCAAAGCACCGAGCGACTACCACGCATTCAACGATAAGACTAAAAAATTTGAATTGTCAAAAACAAAACAAGCAGAATTCATCGAGCGGAAGAAAGAAAACCTATTGAATGAATTGGCAAATAAGGCTGACAAACTCAAATCTAATTTACTTATTGGCTATCCGCAAACAGAGATTGAAAGCTTTTACCGTCAAGAGAAAGAAGCGTTAGCATGGAGAGCAGACAATAAAGTCGACACCCCAATGCTTAAACAGATCGCAAGGGTTCGAGGCGTTCCTTTTGAAGTATTGGTTGAGAAAGTTATCGAGAAAGCATCGCAGTTTGCTGTAGCTATCGGTGTGATTATCGGACAACGCCAAGCGTTTGAAGATAGATTGCTGGCTTTATCATCCCAAAAAGAATTAGATGCACTTGAAAAGGAAATCGAAGAATGGAAATTCCAAACAAATTAAAGCTCTACGCTTATCACAATCTAATTGCTCTAGACCAGTTATTTAATGCCTTAACTGGTGGAGCAGCAGACGAAACGTTATCAAGTCGCACCTATCGTGGTGCGATTTTAGTTTCTAATCCAAAGAAAAGATGGAAAGTTCTGTATCGTTTAATTAACTGTTTATTTAGAGATGATAAGCACTGCAAGACAGCATACGAGAGCGAATTGAAAGGCAGACAGCACGATAAACGATTCAGTCAAATGCGTAAGGGGGCTTAAATGTCAGATACCGACATTGTTCTTTATCGTGGCGATGATGAAGAGCGGAGAGTGCGGATATATGAGAGACAGCAGGGCGGAGAGCTTAAACCATACGACCTAACCAATATTAAGCGATTAGATTTATGGGCAAAAGTACGAAGTCACACTGTTATTTCTCTATCTAGCACAGATGAAACTATTAAGGTTTTAGATGCAGAAAATGGCGTGATTTTGCTTAAGTTTAACCATGATTTAACTAAATACGCTATCTGGTCAGAGGCAAACTACGACTTGCAAACAATATCAAATACGGGGGCGGTAAAAACGGTGATTAGAAACGCACTTTTTAAACTAGAGGGCGATGTCACACCGCAACCGAATGAAGATGACGTGTAAAGATGAATTAGTAGCAATTATTGAACCGCCTCAAGATATTGAGGTGGTAATTGAAAAGGTCGAAATTGTTAAACTTGATGACGGACAGTGCGACCAAAAAATCCCAACTCTCGAAGAATTAAAAACTTTTTATAATATAGGAGCCTTATAGCATGGCAAGACCAGAATTTAATCAAACACTCACAGAATTTGCCGAATTTGTGGGTGAGAAAGATAAGGAAATTACTAAACTTATCGGCAACCTAACAACTTTAAGCACGGCAGAAAAAACAAATCTTGTTGGTGCAATCAATGAATTATTTCAATCCGTAAGAAGCCTATCTGGTAGTGCAGCAGGCATTAACGACAGCGCAACTAACGAAACCTCAACCTTATCCGCTAAGAAAATCCTTGAGCTTGTAGATAAAGCGAAAACAGATGCGAAAAGCGAAATCTTGGGCGGTAACGTAGCGGCTGAATTAGATACTATCAAAGAATTAGCCGAAGCGTTAAATGGAATGAAAACTGGCGAAGATGGCTTGAATAAACTCATTCAAAAAATCTCACAGGCCAATGAAGCACTAACAACGCTTAATCAAAAATTCACTGCTTTAGATGGCGTGAATTTAAAAGAAGCTTATAACAGAGGTTACAATAAATAATGACACTTCAAGCTGGCGTGACTGAATTCGCTGAATTTGTCGGCAGTGAAATTAAGCGAATTGAAAAGAAAATTCCAGAGGGCGGTGGCGGTAGTCAATCTAGCGATTCAATGATAATCACTGGAAATGGACGACCGGATAAACCAGAAACAACACATAGCAAAATAACAGGTGGTGAGCCAAATGGGACTTTTTATAGCTCAACAGATGGCGCAGGCGTTGGAGCATACCTGTGGCAGAAACAAAACAACAAGTGGGTTGTTATATCTGGCGATACTGGCTCTAGACGAATGGGTAACTCTTCTGTGAATATTAAAGAGGGTGCTATTTATCTAAGACGAATGAATAACAGAGTTGAGTGTTCTTTCTATTCAGGTAGATGGGACACTATTTCTTTTTACGGGAGCAGTAATCCTAAGTTTGTGAGGAAAAACCACGCCAAACGAATGGATATTTTACCGCCTCCGAGAATACCAATCGGCTTCCGTACACGCACACCTATAATGCTCCCTTTTTATAGTGATGACGGCGATGAGGTTGCAGTGGTGTATGTTGCTAGTATAGGTGATAGAGCTTATATTGAGTTAAGGTTCAAGGACAAAGTGCCAACAGCAGACCTTGATTATATGCGCATGCCTGTTATTAGCTGGATAACAGACGACCCATTCCCAGACATTCTGCCTTAA